CTTTACAGCTACCATCACAGTAGAAGTAACTATTAGTGGTGTTGAAGCAGCCAACATTGATGACGTTGAAGACGTTATCAATGGAGAACTAGACATCAGTTGTGGTATGTACAATATAGACACTTGGTCTATTCAAACAGTAGATGCAGAAAGGGAGTAATTATGGGACGCATACTAGCAGAAGAACTATCTGCTTTAGATAACAAAGAGTTAGCAATTCGGATACATCTGACAAGTAACTTTTATCCACCCATACCAGTAGAAATGGTACAACCCTGCTTAGAAGCCATAGATGTATACAATTCAGGCGATGATGAAATACTTATCCCATTGCCAGAAGTAAATGGATTCCAAATAGAATGGCGTGGACAAACCACCGCTCCAGTCTGGGCAATCATTGAACAGCACAGACTATGGCCATGGGTAAACAGCTTAGATGACGCAAGCTAACTAAAGCTTGTCATATCATGTTAGTGCCATGATATGATTGCGACAGATTGGGGTAGTCCTTAACCTTTCTACTACCCCAATCCCTAAGAAAGGAAACTATGAGTCAAATTGAAAGAGATAGATATGGCAGACCATTAGTAGTTCCTCCCAAAGGAGGAAAACCAGTGGCTTATACGAGAGCTACTACATTTGCTGGGTCAGTAGATGATTCAGTTGGATTAGTTAATTGGAAACTACGAATGGTAGCCAAGGGCATAGCCATGCGCCCACAGTTTTTAATAGAATTCAACAACGCAGGCGATGACAAGTTGTTGATAAATAAACTTATTGAAGACGCTATGGATTTAGCAGGAGCTAATGCTGCCGCTAATCTAGGTACACAAATCCATCATTGGGCAGAGGAAGTAGATAAGGGTGCACCCCTGGATAGTGTTCCACGAGAACACAAAGCAGATGTGTATGCCTATTTAAATGCTACTTCTATTTGGACCAATAAATACATTGAACAGTTTTGTGTTCTTGACAAATACAAAGTGGCTGGTACACCAGACCGCATTGTAGAATACAATGGGGAACTGTTCATTGCTGATATAAAAACAGGTAGCCTTGACTATCCCAATAAGATGTCATTGCAACTTGCTATCTATGCGAACGCGCTGCCGTACGACATCGCTACGGCAACGCGTAGTAGTTGGGGTGATATCAACAAAGAAAAAGGTATCATCATTCATCTGCCAGCCGGTACTGGAGTTTGTATGTTACATTGGATTGACATTAAACAAGGCTGGAAGACAGTGCAATTAGCCAGTAAAGTCAGACAGTGGCGTGACACAAAGCGCCTACTAACAGCAATGGAAGGGTAATATGAGTAACTCAGAAGCACCTATCTCGGTGACTTTCAAAACTACCAAGCAATCACTAGTAACTATCCGTGCTAATGACGCTGAAGAATTCAGCAATATTGTGGCACATAATGTAACCATACTAGCTGACGCAGTTAAAGAAGCAGAGGAAGCAATTCATTCTACAGTTGGTGGACCAGCAACAGCAGCACCTACCAAACAACAAGCAGTATCATCACTAGCTAAAAGCCTTGGTGCAATCGTAGTAACTGAGGGAGCAAACGGACCAAACGCAGAATCTCCAGACAGATTCTGTGTGCATGGTCGTATGAATAGACTTGAAGGTAATGGACAATATGGTCTTTATAAAGGCTTCTTCTGCCCAACACCAAAGGGTTCAACTGATAAGTGTGCTACACAATATGTTAAGAAACAGGAGCCAGAGTTCAGTCACTTCTACGCAGATAAGAAGTAAATGAAAACACTACGCCGTTCAATCGGTAGACCAGAGGTCGGTGGCGAACCATTGCCACCGGCCTTTCAGGTCTTTCAACTACATGGCATAGTATTGCGCAGAGCAGAGGTGTCAGTTATTGCTGGTACGCCAGGTGCGGGCAAGTCAACACTTGCCCTGCACATAGCAGCCAGACTTAAACAGCCAACACTTTACTTCTCTGCAGATACCAATGCACATACAATGGCTATGAGATTAATATCTTTGACGGCAGATGTTACTCAGGCAGAAGCAGAGCGCATGCTACAACGAGACAGAGACAAAGCAGAAAGATATCTCCAGCAAACTAATCATTTGTTCTGGTCCTTTGAGCCAACTCCCTCTCTCAAAGATTTAGATGAAGAAGTTGCAGCATTTGAAACAGCATGGGGTAGGTCTCCAACACTTATAGTTGTGGATAATCTTATGGATATTGCAATGGATGGACACGAAGAATTTAGTGGTATGCGTGCCGCAATGAAAGAGCTAAAGTATTTAGCTAGAGATACTAATGCTTGTGTGTTAGTTCTTCACCATACTAAGGAAGGATTTGATGGGTATCCATGCCAGCCTAGGTCAGCAATCCAGGGCATGGTTAACCAGATTCCAGCCATGATTCTAACTGTGGGTCAAATGCAAGTAGACCAACAATTATATCTTTGCACGGCTCCAGTTAAGAATCGGTATGGCAAGGCAGACCACACAGGTAAAACACATGTGATGCTAAACTTTGACCCAGCTAAAATGTATCTTGAAGATATTGTCAGAGACTATAGACAGGACCAGTATGAGTTCCAAAGCCAAGGCGAAGGGGAGTAAGGCAGAACGAGACGTTGTTGCCTATCTCAAGCAATGGTTTCCTTATGTAGATAGACGTCTTGCTGGTGCCACACTAGACAAAGGCGACATATCAGGAATACCAGGCGTAACTATAGAAATTAAAAACCATGCTCGTTTAGATTTATCTGGATGGTTAGCAGAACTGCAAACAGAAATGAACAACGACAAAGCAGAGACAGGCGTTGTCATACACAAGCGCAAGGGCAAAGGCAATGTCGGCGATTGGTATGCCACAATGCCAGTCTCAGTTTGGATAGAATTGATAAGGAGGCTGTATGGAAAAACATAGCATTGCTGCTTTCTTACAGAGTGTGGGGGCAACGCTACCTTCCAAAGGCCATGGCTGGCGGAAGATGCGGTGCCCTTTTCATTCTGATTCACATGCTTCATCAGCTATAAACTACGAGCAAAATAGATTTAAATGCTTTGCTTGTGACTATAGCGGAGATGTATATGATTTGATTATGAAACACAGAGGAGGTGATTATCGTGAGGCTGTCAAGTACGCAGAGACAATATCTCCAGAAGGCAACTCAACAGTATCTGGAAAACATAGAGCAGGCAGAAGAGTATCTTTCAACCCGGAGTCTGTCGGTAGAAGAGGCAAGACGATTTCTTCTAGGGGTAGTGAATAACCCTTTACCAGGGCATGAGCAGTTTGTAGGCAGACTTAGTATCCCCTACATCACCCCGTCAGGGGTGGTAGATATACGATTCCGTGCACTTAATGGGGAGGAACCTAAGTACATGGGTATGTCTGGGGCTAAGACAACTATCTTTAACACGCCAGCTTTGTTCCAGGATTCTAAATACATTTGCGTAACAGAGGGTGAGATAGACACCATTACCATGTCAGTCAAAACAGTCCATCCATCTATAGGCATACCAGGTGCTAACAACTGGAAACCTCATTACGCCAAGATTCTAGATGATTACGAGACCGTCATTGTCTTGGCCGATGGCGACAATGCCGGTGCAGAATTTGCTAAGAAGATAGCCAGAGAAGTACCAACCACCAAAATCATCACCCTTCCAGAGGGTGAGGATGTCAACAGTTTAATTACACAACAAGGAAAGGGATGGATAGATGAGCGAATCGCCGAATGTATCTGATTTATTAGACCAAATTTGGGAGCATCTAAAACATACAGAAAACGATGTATCTATAAGAGTCAGTAAAAACCATTTAGTTAATCTGACAGCAGCCCTTCAGGATATCAACGAATGTCTAGTCAATGAAGATATAGCCCAAGCCAGCAGGTCTCTGGCAGCTCTTGCTGCTATAGTATATGCAGCCCATGTTGGGGTAGCCGATGAGTTGATTGAAGAGATGTTAGTAGAAGAGTGGAGAGGGCTATTAAATGAACGAGAAATCGTCCAGCATTTCCAGGAACCTGGACCTAGCAAGTGATGTAGATACAATAGTAAAAGAATTAAAAAACATATTATTAAAAAAGCATAAAGATTATGGTCCACTTAATATTGCACTATCCCCAGGTGGACCACTAAATGGTATCCGTGTCAGAATGTATGACAAGCTAGCTAGAATAAATCATTTATTAGATTCAGGTAATGAACCGAACTACGAGTCCTTAGAGGATTCTTTTGTTGACATAGCAAACTACGCCATCATTGCCCTGCTGGTACAACGCGGCAAGTGGGAAGGCACTAAGTAATACTATGTCCGATTACTACGAGAAGTATATTGACATAGTAAAACAAGTCGCATCAGAATTTCAGCGCCGATATCCAATGTGTGAGACAGATGATATTGAACAAGAACTTTGGTATTGGTTTGCCAGTCATGGCCTAAAGCTAGACGAATGGTCTACGTTAGAACAAAAAGACCAGGATAAACTTATAGCTAAATCACTTAGAAACGCAGCCCTCAAGTATTGTGAAAAAGAAAAAGCCAAGACGGCAGGTTACGAGTTGGCTGACCTTTACTACTATGACATCTCAGTAGTGGAAGCTTTTCTACCCACAATCATTACAGAGTCCTACGAGTTGCCAGCCAAAATCAAAGACCTTAATTACAAACCAGGCAAGGGCGATGTATCAGATGGTATGAACTGGCTAGCACTACGGTCAGATATTGCATCTGCTTTTTATAAACTTAACGAAACCAAACAAAAGGTACTTATCATCAGATTTTCTGATGAACAGGCAGAGTGGACAAAGCTAGCAAAAGTATTTAATACGACACCAGATGGTGCTCGTATGAAAGTTCAACGAGCAATGGCATCACTAATCCAAAACCTAGGTGGATGGAGACCACGCAATGACGAAGAAACCCAAGCAGCCAATACCACAGAGAACGCAGAAGGTATTAGCGAAGAGTCTGAATCCTAATCTTCCACAGAATATTATGATTTGTTGGTGCGACAACGGACTAACAGATGGCAAGTTTACTGAGGGTCTTGTCTATACAATCATTGGCTCTGGTCTACCAATTAATAATGCTATGCGTATTCAGGGAAACCAGATAGGTAGACAGCGTCAGAACGCAATGGAGTATTGGGTAGATAAAACAAAGAACGACTGGATACTATGGATAGATTCGGACATTCATCTCACACCAGACATACTATACAAATTATGGTCAAATGCTGACGCAAAGGAAAGACCAATTGTTTCTGGTGTTTACTTCATCAGTAAAGAAAACGAACAGCCCATGATGAAACCATACCCAGCAATCTTTAACTGGGTAGAGGGAGATGATTACGCCATCTCCTATGTTCATCCGTTTCCTGAAGAGGAAAAGCTAATGCAAGTAGGTTGCGCAGGGTTTGGACTACTACTAATGCACAAGTCAGTAGTAGAAAAGATGCGCAAAAAACACGGAAATATTCCCTTTTTTAACGAGACTGGAGTGGGTGACAAGTTTGTATCTGAGGATGTAAACTTCTTCAAG